ATCCCGAGGGCAGGCCAGACATCGTCCGCAGCTACCAATGGCTGCTCCGGGACCGTGCGGCGATCAGTGCGCACAAGTTCTGGCTGCTGGCACAACAAGGGCGCCAGAAATCCGTCTGGGTGCCGACATTCTCGCGCGACATGGAGCTTGCCGTGGGCGCGGTGTCGAACACCACGACGCTGCAGATCCATGACATCAACTACCGGCGATTCTACGATATGCAGGACGGGCGCCGGGACATTGCCGTGCGCCTCCCATCCGGGGCATGGGCGCTGCGGCGCATCGTCGGGGCGGTCCAAGTGGTTGCAGGGCAGGAACAGATCCAGATCGATTCAGATCTCGGCGAGGGCTGCCCGGTCGGGACCTGGATCTGTTTCCTTGGACTCCACCGCCTCGATACTGACCGCCTCGATATCACGTGGCATACTTCGGACATCGCCGAATCGGTCGCCAATCTGAGGCTCGTCCCCGCATGACCTTCGCCTCCCGCGAAACCAGTCAATCATCCGGCGCCCCGGTCGAGCTGTTCCGGTTCGTCCGGGGGATACATCGCTGGACCTACACCAGCGGCGACACGACTGAGACCTACCTGGGCGACACCTACACCCCAATATCGATCGCGCACAGCGAGCCGCAGATGGCTGAGCGCGGGAAAGAGGGGGCGTCGATGATCATCACCGTCCCCCGCGACAATCCCGTTGCTCTGCAATATCTGGTGTTCGTGCCGGCGAGCACGATGGCCCTGACAATTTTCGTTCGCCATCGAGGAGACACCGAAACCGTCGTCCGCTGGACCGGCCGGGTCCGTGGTGTGCAATGGACCGGAGCAACAGCCGAACTCCAGTGCGAGTCCACGGACGCGATGCAGAAACGCCAGGCATTGCGCCGAGGCTGCGGCTACAACTGCGAGCACATGCTCTATGATCAGGGGTGCGGGCTGACCGCCACCGCTTTTCGCGCCACCGGCAACGTCTCATCGGTCAACGGCGTCACGCTCAGCGGAGGCCTGTTCGGGAGCAAGCCCAATGGCTGGTGGATTTCTGGCTATGTCCGTGTCGCGCAGGAGGATTACCGGATGGTCCTGACGCACTCGGGATCGACCGTTACCGTCCTGAGCCCGTTCGAGGGGCTTAAGGCTGGAGACCCCATCGAAGTCTATGCTGGCTGTGACCGCACATGGGAGACCTGCGGGGACAAGTTCAACAATCGGGCGCGGTACGGCGGATTTCCGTTCTGGCCGGTCCGGAATCCCTACAAGGCGGGGCTGACTTAATGTGGATTCAGGTCGCCATCTGGTTCGCCACGATGCTGCTGGGCGAGCTGCTGTTCAGCGGCGGCGCCCCGAAACCACAAACGAACACCGATCAGCTCGAATTCCCCGACACGCGGCAAGATCGCAAGATTCCGTTGTTCGCCGGGACGGTCCAGCAGAAAGGGCCGCTGTTGGCGTGGTGGGGCGACGTCCGCAAAGTGGCGATGACAAAATCGGTCAAGACCGGATTGTTCAGCGAAGAAGATACGATCATCGGCTACAAATATTACGTTTCCGTTCAAATCGTTATCGGCCACGGACCCATCGACGCGGTCACCGCCGTGCATGTCGGCCGCAAACTGGCGTGGACCGGCTCGACTGTCAACGGCCCGATCAGCGGCGACCAGCCTAACCTGTTCGGCCCATCCGACCAGGAGGGCGGAATATCCGGCACGCTCTGGGTCCACGGCGGGGCATTGAACCAAGCGCCGGATGACTACGCGGAAATGAAGCTCGACGTCGCACCGGGGTACAGCGGCATCGCCTATGGCATCTGGACCAACATGGAGCGGGATGGAGGAGGATACCTCGGAAATAGCAAGTTCCCACCCGAGGTCTGGATCACCGCCCAGCGCCTGCCAAAACTGCTCGGAAACGGCAAGCACGACATCGGCGGACACGCCAACCCGGCAGAGTTCCTCTACGAACTGCTGGTTAACAGCCGCTGGGGCGCCGGCATGCCGGTGGATCTGATCGACAAGCCATCGTTTCAGGCCGCCGCCGTCACCCTCTACAACGAAGGGATGGGGATCGCGCCGCTCTACAACAACGAGGCGTCTGTCGAGACGATCATCATGGACGTCCTCGGCCACATCGACGGGGCGATCTACAGCGACATCTACACCGGCAAGCGGACCTTGGTCCTGGCGCGTGCCGACTACACCCTGTCGTCCCAGCCGCTGTTTGATGAGGCCAACAGCGTCCTGGTAGATTTCTCCCGTCCGGGCTGGGATGAGACCGTCAACGAGGTCCACGTCAACTACCTGGATGCGGCCACCGGGGAGCCGGCGTCTGTCGTCGCGCAGGACCTGGCCAATCAGCAGATACAGCAGGCAGTAGTTGCGCGGACGATCGATTATCCGGCCTGCCCGACCGAGGCGCAGGCACAGAAGCTTGCATGGAGAGACCTGCGGGCGCTGTCCCTGCCGCTCGCCAAATGCACCATCCGGGCCGACAGATCCGCATGGGTGTTGCGCCCCGGCATGGTCATCCGGGTCAGCAATGCGCAGCGCGGGTTCAGCGAGATGGCGATGCGCGTCAACCGCATCAACTACGGCACCATGGTCGACGGCCAGATCGAGTTCGAGTGCGTCCAGGACGTGTTCAACCTGTCGGCGACCATTTACGGATCATCCCCCGGCACCGGCTGGGTCGATCCAATCGGACCGCCCGCTGTCGTCCGCTACCCGGTCCTGCTGGAGGCGCCCTACCACATCACCCGATCCGCAGGCACCGCGGAGGTCGGGAAGCTCCTGACGTGGGCCGCAGCGCCCGCAGGAGACGCGTTCGAGTACCAGATCCACACCCGGCAAGGGGCGGCGCCGTTCGTGCGCCGTGGGACCGCTCCGTTCGGCCCAACCGCCACCCTGACCGCCGCCATCAATGAAACAGCCGGCACAATCCAGGTCGGCAGTGGCCAGGACCTGGACCTGTTGATCAGCACCGATTCAACGGGCCAGGCCCAGGGCGCCGGGCTGATGCTGATCGACAACGAGTGGCTGAGCTGGCGGACCAAGACCAACGACGGGGGCGGCCTCTACACCCTGAGCACGGTCTATCGTGGCTGCCTGGATACCGTTCCTGCTGCACACGCCGCCGGCGCCCGCGTCCGCTTCCTCGACAACGCCATGGGCACCACGGCGGACGAATACGGGCTCACGTCGAGCGTTGACGCCAAATATCTGACCGTCTCGGGTGGCGGGATTCTGGCACTCGTGACCGCGACGACGCTGTCGGTGACGTTCACCCAGCGCGTCCTGCGGCCCTATCCGCCTGCGGATGTGAAGATCAACGGCACCAGCTATCCGACTGCGATTCTGGGCGCCTACGCCCTCACCTGGAAGCACCGCGACCGCACAGCGCAGACAACGATCATCTCCCAGGCCGACGCCAGCATCGGGCCGGAGACGGGCACCACCTACACCGTGCGGCTCTACGGCGAGGCCAACACCCTGCTGCGCACAGAGACCGGATTGACGGGCACCAGCTACACCTGGACGGCGGAGGAGGCGGATAGTGGGCTGACGGTGCCGGGCTCTCCTGCACAGCGCCTCAACGGCACCGTCCGCGCTGAGATCGAGAGCGTCCGGGCCGGATTGATCAGCCACCAGAAGCACAACATCATCACCGACCGGTCCGGATACGGCTACCAGTACGGCAAGTATTTTGGGTCGATATAGGTGAAAAAAGGCGATAGATTCGGAAGACTGACCGTCGTTGAGGTTAGAACGGGGCGTTACAACGCCAAGAAGCGGACCTATCCCTTCGCTTTGGTTGAATGTGAATGCGGTGCAGCGAAAGAAGTCCGGCGCGAGAATCTCTTGAAAGGCGCGACGCAGAGCTGCGGCTGTCTGCATAAGGAGGTTACGCGGGCGGCCAACAGCACTCACGGCCTCTCGACCTCACCTGAATATTCTGCGTGGCGGCAGATGATCGGCCGTTGCACGGATGAGAAAAACGCCGGGTACCCTCTGTATGGCACCCGCGGCATAAAGGTATGCCAGTCCTGGTTGGACTTCGGCGCCTTCATCGCAGATATGGGACGGCGGCCCTGCGGCGGCTTCTCGCTTGAGCGGTTAGACAACAATGGGCCGTACTCCAAAGATAACTGCGTATGGGCGGACAGAAAAACGCAAGCCAGGAATCGGCGAAGCAATCATCTGATCGAGTTGGACGGAAAGACAAAAACGCTGGTTGAGTGGTGCGAAGACTACGAGGCCAAGTACGATCTTGTTGAAAGACGAATAAACCTGCTCGGATGGGCACCGAAAAAAGCCCTGACCAAGCCGAGACGCTACCGCAAAGGAGCTAATTGATGCCTGCAAGCACTGAAACACGCAGCGGATTGTTCTACGGCTGGAGCCTCGGCGAGAGCGGCTGGAACGCGCAGATGGATGCCAACCTGCTGAGGATCGGCCGATTCGGGTTTCACCTGAGCGTCAAGGACCGGGATTTGACCGCGCCTCCCGGATCACCTGCAGCCGGTGACACCTACATCATCGCCGCCTCACCGACCGGCGCATGGGCGGGACATGCAACCGAAGTGGCTGTCTGGTCAGGATCTGCCTGGGTGTTCGGCGTCCCCCGCAATGGCTGGATGGCGGTCATCGAGGATGAACTCAAGATCGCGGTTTTCATGACCGGCGCCTGGTCGGCTGGTGTCGCGTTTTGAACGTGCTAGACTAGGCGTAGGACAACTCGGAGGCCATCATGAACGTCACCCAAGCCCTCGCCGCTCTCCGCGCCCTGGCCCTCCTCATCCCCATCATTATCGAACTCGCCCGCGCCCTTGACAGCATTGATGGCGATGGCCAAGCCAAGCTCCAGATCGTCCTGGAAGCCGTGAAGGCCGCGTTCGAGAAAATCACCGACCTTGGCATCGACTGGGAGTCGTTCCGGCCGCTCGTTGAGAAGATCATCGACCCCATCCTAAAGCTGATCCGGTCGAAGGCGTAAGGCGTGGAATTGTCGACCTATATCCAGATCGCCGGCTTCGTAATCACAGCGCTAGGGGCGGCAGCAACAGTGGCAGTTGTGATGGCAAAATTGATCGACCGATGGCTCCAGGAACGGTTCTCGAATCTCGAAGAACGGCTCAAGGAGATGCACGAGTCGAACCAGCGGGATCTGTCGCACTGGCGGCAAGTGGAAAATGATCTCCACATGCTCCGCGCCGAGATGCCGCATCGATACGTCCTGCGCGACGACGACATTCGCCGCCATACCGAGATCAACGCACGGATTGACGCACTGAACAAACGCGACTGAGGAGCCGCCATGGGAGTTACATCAGCAACCAAGTCCGCCGCCACCAGCCGCATGAGCACCTGGATCTGGATCAGCATTCCGCTGCTGATCGTGGTGGCGATCCTGAGCCCGCAGAAGATCGGGCTGGTTGTCTACAAAATCAACCTGATCACGATAGCCGCTGCGCTGGGATATTGGATCGATCGCACAGCATTTCCATACGCTCGCCCGGATGAGGTCAGCGAGGGCCTGATGTCGGCATCAATGGTCCGCCGCTCCATGATCATGGCCGCGTGCGTCCTGGCGATGGCCCTGGGCCTCTGATGTGACAAGAGACCACATGGAAAGGGCGCAAATGATAGCGGACATCGAGGCCGAAGATCTGATTATGCGTGAATGCGAAAAGACCAACGGGGTTGATGAGTATATCGTCAGTCAGTGGGCCGATGATTACGTTCACGAATGCGTCGCCCACTTGGTTAATTCAGGATCGGCGATTGCTGCAGAAACTGCAGATGGAGATATCGTCATCCAGTTGGGCGCCGGATAATGCTCCGCTGGGCCGCCGCCTATCTCGCAACCTGGGCGATGCTTTCCGCCGGCATCGCCTGGGCGGTGGAGATCCCGGCTGATGCTTGGCAGTGGAGGCGGACGCTGACGCGGGAGGGGCAGGCGATTTGGGGATTGAATGCGCCGATTGCGGACTTTGGAGCCCAGATCCACCAGGAGAGCGCATGGCGACCGAACGCCAGATCACGCGTTGGGGCATACGGTCTCAGCCAGTTCATGCCCGCCACGGCGACATGGATAGCAGGCGCGTACCCTGAACTTGGGCCTGAGCCTCAACCGGCATCACCGGCGTGGGCGATCCGCGCTTTAGTGACGTATGACCTGCACATCTGGGAGAGCATGCGCGCTGATGATGATTGCAATCGGATGGCCAAAACCCTGTCCGGATACAACGGGGGGCCAGGCTGGGTGGCCCGCGATGAGCGCCTTGCCGCCTCGAAGGGCCTCGATCCTCTGCTGTGGTTCGGCCATGTCGAGACCGTGAATTCCGGCCGGTCGGCAGCCAACTGGAAGGAAAATCGCGGTTATCCGGTGAGGATTCTGATACGTCTGTCTCCGGTATACGTGCGCGCCGACTGGGGACCTGCCATGTGCAATGATTTCTGAGGAGCAGGCCATGATCGACCCAGCAGAATTCGACTTCGTTAATACGCCAAGCGAGGAGTATCGTTTCATCCTGATCCACCCCGAGGAAGGTGTGATGTTTTTCAGAAACCCCCAGACTCGCGATGAGTCCGCCGAGGAGGCCGCCGCTGACCTTGCCGGCAGCGATCTGTTGAGCGAGTTGTGTTGCGGGGAATTGGACGTGCTGTTTGAGCCTCACGGGCTGGTTCATTGATGATCGCCACCCTATTCGGCTCCGCTGTGACCTACTTGGCCGGCTCTCTGCTGTCCAAGCTCGCCATCATCCTCGCCGCGCTGGCCCTGATCGTATGGCTTGCGCGAAAGCTGCGCCGAGGCCCTGATGGCAAGCCGGCAGATGGGACAGCCGTGGGCGCTCTTGTGTTGCTCATCGCCCTCGCCGGCGCCACTGCCGGGTTCGGCTACAGCGCCATCGACAGGGCTGCCGAGCGCATCAAACACACGCAGGCCCTGGCCCGGGCCGAGGCGGACAAGGCCGATCTGTCCAACAGCCTCAACGACGCCATGGCCGAGGCCGAGGCGCTGAGAGTCCAGGCTGAGCGCACCCGCCGCCTGGCCGATGCCGCCGCAGCCCGGGCCGCAGACAGTGACCGCCGAGTGGTGGCCGCCCAGCGCGAGCGGTCGGCACTCGCCAAACAACTCACCCGGAGGGCACGTGATGCCTCTCAAAACGCTGATGGCACTGTCCCTGTTGTTGGTCCTGAGTGGCTGCGCATCTACAACTCCGCGCTTGGATTTGAGCTGCCCGCCCCTGCCGCCGATCCCGGGCTCACTGGCCGCGCCGCCGATCCCGCTGGTTCCGCTGGAGAGCCCAAGGCAGGACCGCAGCCTGATGCGCCCGGACTTTTGGCACCGGTGACAACGGCCGACGTGTTGGAAAACCACATCACCAACGCCGAGGCCGCCCGCGACAGTTCCGAGCGCCTGACCGAATTGCAGCAGTGGTACAACGCGCTGCGCGATGAGCGGAACGCAGAAAAGCCCCGGCCATAAGACCGGGGCCTGTTGCTCAGAGCCTG